GTGTTGGTCCAGACGTGACCTATATTTTTGTGCGAAAATCCTAAAATCTCAGGTTGTAATAAGCTTAGCTTATAACCCGTTGCCTAACCGCAGCGGGTTTTTTGCTTTACTGACCGCGCATATGTATGGCGGTAAAGCAATTATCTCAAGAGGCAATAGCAAAAGCGATTGGCATTACGCAGCAGGCGGTTAATAAGCTGATAGCCAAAGGTCTGCCAGTCACCACACTAAAAGAGGCAAAAGCGTGGTACTCGGCGTTTAAGCGTAATGAAGGCACGGACATAAACGAAGTCCGTAAACAAAAGCTTCAGCGCGAGGTTGAGCGGCTAGATCTCAAAATTAAACACGAAAAAGGGGAACTCGTGCTGGCATCTCAAGTGGCCGAAGAAAGCCAGATGATTGCCGCCATCCTCTCTAGCGAGGGGCAGGCGATGATTAGCGACCTGCGCGGGCAGCTTGCTGGGCTGGACGAAATAACGATTGGGGAAAGGATTACAGCAAGATGGACGCAACTGTTACAACGGACGCAGCAACGACTCGGCCTAGGCTAGCGGGATTTGCTCGCGGCATTCACCTGCCGTTTCAAGGCGATCCGCTGGACTGGCTAGAAGAGCACGTCCAGTTTCCACACTCGGCACGCAGCACGCGCTTTACCCGGCAACAAGGCCCGTGGTGGAATGACGTTATTGCGCAGTTCTCCAATCCGCGCACTCGGCAAATCTACGTCCGAGCGTGCACGGGCGCAGGCAAATCAACGCTCCTAGAGGCGCTATCAACGCTGATTGTCGCGCACGATCCGGGGCCGTCGTTGTTTGTAACGCAGACCGACCAGACCGCCGTTGACTGGATGGAGCAGCGACTACTTCCAGTCCTGCACGGATGTCAGCCCGTAGCGGCGCTGATGCCGAGCAATCGTTTCAAGGTACGCAAGGACGCCATCATCTTCCCGCATATGGCGCTGATGGCTGGCGGCGCCAACGTCAGCAACGCGCAAGAGAAAAGCGTTAAGCACTTGTTTCTGGACGAGGCCTGGACCTACTCAAATTTGATCGGCCAGTTCAAAGCACGACACCACGACCGTTTTGACCGCAAGACCGTCATCGTCAGCCAGGCGCACGAGGAGCCGCACCAACTTGACGACGAATGGGACGCGGGCAAGCGGCATTATTGGGCGTTCGACTGCGCAGCGTGCGGGCAGTTGATTAAGCCGGACTGGACAAACTACAAATATGACGAGGTAAAAAACGAGCACGGGGAGTGGCAATGGGGCGCGTTGTCAGCGTCCGTGCGTCATGTCTGCCCACATTGCGAGCACGAAACGCCGGACACGACGCAGGCACGCCGAGCATTAGCCGACCGCTCGCGCTGGGTTGCCGAGGACGGCGACGCAATGGAGGGGCACGTTAGCTACTGGCTACCCGCGCAATGCGTGTGGTGGATCAAGTGGGCGGATCTCGTTATTAGCTGGGTCCGTGCAAACGACGCCAAGCACTTGGGATTGTTAGAACCGCTGAAAGATTTCAAAATGAAGAAGTTGGCGCAACCTTGGCCAAAAGAACTGGAGTTGCCGAGCGTTGAGATGGAAGCCGCTGATTACAACGCCGCCGATATGGAGGATGGGCGCGCCATCACGGACGAGATGATCCGACTGATGACCATTGATGTTCAGCAGGATCACTACTGGGCGGTGATCCGAGCGTGGACAAATTCTGGGACATCTCGGCTGCTTTATTGCGGGCGCGTTCTTACGTTAGATAAACTGCGAGAGATACAAACGCGTTATAAAGTTGCGGACAAAAAAACGTGCATGGATGCGGGCAACTCGTTTCACGGCGTTGTCTACGACCGCTGCGCACAGTACGGTTGGACGGCGCTCATTGGACGTGGAGAAGATTGGTTCAGCTCAAAAAACAAACAAGGCAGGACGGTGCGACGGTTGTTTTCCAAGCCGGATTACGTCCCGGCGCCCACGACCAAAAGCAAGCAGACAGGACGCTCGGCGATGGTGCTCTTTTTTCATTGGGCGTCTGACCCGGTTAAGGATGTCCTGGCTCGACTGCGTACAATCGGCTCGCCTACGTGGGAGTTTCCGCACGACGTGCCTCGTGAATACTTACTGCATCTCAACAGCGAGCGAAAGCGGGACGTCGTCGATAAAATAACCAAACGCACGCGCAAGAGATGGACGAAAACGCACCGACCGAATCATCTCTGGGACTGCGAAGCCATGCAGGTAGTGGTGGCGATGATGTTAGGCGCGTTGCCGGATCTCAGCGAGGATGTTGTTGACGAATCAGCGGTAACTGAGTAGATTCTGGGCTGGGTTGTTTTTGTTTGGGGGCGCGGGAGGTCATTGGCCCGCGCCCCTTTTGCTTTACGCTGGGCTTATTATTGTGGCACCTGTTTTTCGCATCATCCTCAAGGTATTCCTCTCCCGCTCGACGGAAGAGCTTTACGAGTTGCGGGATGGCCGCTTTGACTTAAGCGTTGGCGGGCAAGGCGTTTTGATTGCGTCCACAGTCAACGGCTCGTCATTTACTTTTGGGATTGGAACGATACTGAGCGCACTCGATATCCAGATGTACGCGCAGACCGCCATTGAGCACAAAGAGCGCGGAATCTGCGCACCTGTAACGCGGACGACCGCCCGATTTGTATGAGCCTGTTGCAACGACTCAAAACACTTTTCAAACCGACCGCGCCAAGCGTGCGCTCGGAGTACGATGTATATAGACGCCAGCGACTTGTGGAGGGCGGCGCATGGGGGCTGCAACCATTTCAACAGAATCACACGCAAGGGATTAACCAAGAGTTACCCGTTGGCGAGTGGCGAACGCTAACGAGCGCAGCTCGAAAACTTTATTGGAACGTCGGAGTGGTCAACGGGGCCATTGATCAACGTGCGTTTCTGACTATTGGAAAGGCCATGCGTCCCATTTTTACGGGCGAAAATAAAGCGTGGGGCAAACTCGCCGAGGCTTGGCTAAACGATTGGATGCAAATTTGCTACGTCGATGGCTCTTCATGGTGGGATGGCTTATTTCTTGAGTCCGTCGGCATCGACCGCGACGGAGACATGCTGACAATTTTGACCACGACCGCTACGGGCTTTCCGCAGTTACAGCAAATCCCTTGGCACCAGATGGGCGTTCGGGATCTTATGACGGGGCCGCTGACTGAGGGCCCATATGCCGGGCTCGAAATGGTCAACGGCGTCATTCTCTCGCGCTTGGGTCGGGCTGTAGCTTACCGCGTGCTCGGGAAGACACCCGCAGATGACCGCGACATTCCTTCGACCGCTGCACAATTAACCCGTGATCCGCGCGAAGTCGGGCAGGCTCGCGGCATCTCGGCGCTTGCGCCAGCAATTCTTGACCTTCGCTGTTTGGCAACTCTCGGCAACGATATCCGTGTTGCGTCGCAGATGGCTGCTAAGATCGGCCTAGTGGTAACCAACCAGACGGGCATCGCCGACGTTAGCGACCCAGCGTATGCGCTTTCCGAGCAGGCGTCCATCAATCCAACGGGAATCCGAATGGAACAAATGCAGGGCGGGACGATCCAGTATTTCCAACCAGGCGAAAACGTAACGCAGCTTAAATCCGAGATTCCGTCTGAGGCGCAAGACCGATTGCAAGAACGACTGATCAAACAAGCTTGTCTCGCAATGGGATGGCCCGTCGAATACGTTTGGGGACTGGATAAAATGGGTGGCGCTAACGCTCGGATTGTGTTGGAACAAGTCAATCGCGTTACTTCTGACCGCCATCAATACCTCTCGCAGGCGTGCAAACGTCGATGTGCTTTTGCGGTGGCCCGCGCTGTTGAGCTTGGGTTGCTCCCAGCTTACAAGGGCGCGGACAAAGACAAGGGAGGCGCGTACCAGTTCCGTTTTACATCGCCTCCACGCCTGACCGCTGACAGCGGCTACGCCTCGCGCGACGCTATCGAAGGCTACCGTGCCGGCATGCGTTCGATGTCCGAGATTCTCGGCGAAGGCGGGCTGACGATTGACGAGCACCTCGACGCCATCGAGCAGGACGAGCTTAATATCCGCGCACGCATGGAGCGCAGCAACCTGCCGCGCAGTGTGTTCGGCATCCTTACCCCTAACGGGCAACCGCCCGATATGTTACCAACGCCATGAGCTTCTCACGCATTATTTCCAAAGTTTACGGCGAGCCGTGGTTTATTTCCCCTGCGGGATTTGCAGCCATCGACCGCATCCTCAGGCCGCGTATCAACGGCGATTACAACGAAATGCCGGACATGAGCGCATTCGTTAATCCTCGCGAGCCAATGATGATAGACGCTAACGGCATTGCTCACATTGAGATTTGCGGCACGCTGGCACGCGATATTTCCCCCATAGAAAAATGCTGTGGCGTAACCGATTATGAAGACATCGAGGACGAACTCGAAGCCGCAATGGACGCACGCTGCCGTGGGATTTGGCTGGAGATTGATTCTCCCGGTGGTGCTTGTAACGGTAATTCTGAAGTGGCCGACGCGCTGCAAGTGATTAGTCGCCAGATTCCAACGCTCGCCTACACCGATGGGCTTGCGTGCTCTGCGGCGTACAACATCGCCGTAAGTTGCCGCGAAATCTGGGCGTCACCAAGCGCAACCGTGGGCAGCATCGGCGCCATCATTCCGTGGATTTCAACGTCCGCGATGTGGGCTGAGGAGGGGATGGAATGGGATCCAATCACCAACGCCGAGGGCGATCTCAAAGGCGCGATGATGGGGCCGGAGCTTACGGCTGCTCAACGTGCATCTCTCACTGAATACGTGCAGGATAATTTTGACCTCTTTCGCTCTAACGTGCTACGCAACCGCAACGTGCCCGCCGAGGCGATGCGCGGGCAGGCGTTTCTGGCAAGCCGGGCACTGTCAAACAAATTGATTGACAAGGTTGCCACCGAGGAGTTAGCGTACGCGCGACTGTTGGCGCTTGTGGGTTAGCGTTGATGTCCTTCATTTCACCTTAACCGCCGCCCGAGTTCCACGCTCGCGCGGCGTTTTTGCTTTACGTCGCGGGCATTGGTATATGGAGCTTCCTAATACCCTCGCCGAGGCGCTTGAGGCGCTGACTGTCGCCCGTGCTGACGCGCAGGCATTTGAGACCCTCACCGCCGAACACACGGCGACTTTAGCCGCACTTTCTGCAACGCAGACCGACTTAAGCGCAGCAGTGTTGGCGTTTCAATCGCTGACCGCCGAGCACACCGCAACGCTCGCAACTATGGCCGCTGCCGAACTCGACGCCGCTGCAAAAGCTAACGCGATTGTCGCAAATCTTGGCGTTGATCCCGTTGCCATCGTCGCCGCTGATTCGGTGCCTAAAACAAAAACGGAACTTTGGTCCGAATATAATGCGCTCCCAGTCGGATCACGCAACGAATTTTACACGAAGCATCGTGACACCCTCCGCAGCTAAACCACTCTAAACTAACACTATATGTCCAACACAATCGCAGGTGTAAACCTCGCTCAAATCGCTCAGGAGTCGCTTCCTGCGCTGCAAGTTCTCTTTGCTCCACTCAACGGCATCACCTACGACTTCTCTTCCGAGATCGCTGACCGTGGCGCATCCATCACAACCCGCTACCCCGTAAACGTCACAGCGCAGGATTTGACCTCTGGGTTCTCCCGCACTGGCGTGCAGACGGTTGCAAAGACCATCACGCTGGATAGTTACCCCGGGTTCGTCTTTGGCTTCACCGACCTAGAAAGATCCAAGTCCTCGATCAACCTCAACGATTTGTTTGTGCAGCCAGCAATGCAAGCCGTTGGTGAAAGCGTGTTTGGCGCGTTGTGGAATTTGATCACCGCAGCAAACTTCACCTCGACTCCGCTGACGAGCACCGCCGCAAACTTCGACCGTAACGACCTTGCCGACCTTCGTGCACAGTTGAACACGCAAGGCGCTCCTCAACAGGGCCGCGCGGTGGTTCTCTCGCCAGCGTATTTTGCTAGCCTGCTCAAGTCGCTTAATACGGCTGAGTTCCCAGGCTTCATTGCGCAGAAGGCTGAAGGCTTCATTCCTCGCGTTGCTGGGTTTGACGTTTACGAATCCACGCTTGCAGACGCAAACGGCGAATACCTCGCTGGGTTTGCGTTTCACAAGTCGGCGCTTCTGATGGCTGGTCGTTCCGTCAATGCCGACGGCGCTGTGCAGATGGGCGCTGAAATCGCTGACGTTGTGGTTCCCGGCATTAATCTTCCTGTACAAATGCGCCGTTTTTACGACGTTAACACGGCAGAATTGGTGTACAGCTTTGGCATCCTTTACGGAATCCAGAAGGGCCGCTCTGAAATGGGCGTCCGTATCGTTTCCCAGTAAACTTAACCGGGGCGGGGACTTAATAATCCTCGCCCCTTTGAACTATCCCCAATTATGAGCGCAAAACTGACAATCGTCACCCGCGACAACGAAGTGATTTTGACCTCGGATAATTACGGCGAGGCAGTCGAACTTTACAAAGCATGCAATGACGCCGGGTTAATTCGGCTGTTTATTCTAGCCGAACCAGACCGCGAAAAGCGCAACAAGCCGCAGGCAGTGGCACTTACGCCAAAACGGAAACGCGAATAATGGGAATGTGGTTTGATACCGCAGCTAATGCACTTGCCCAAAGTCTCGACTTCATGGGCGAGGAATTTGACTACCTTGGCAACACTTACAAGGGCGTTATCAACGAAACCAACACGTCGGAAGTCCTTAATTTTGGCGGGTTTGAGACGCACATTAGTTGCGAGATCTACATGCAAAAACGTGGCTTTCCTACACCGCAGAAAGGCGACCGACTAACCATCCGTGGCGTTGAACGTCGCATTGTTCGGACTGCGGATCACCCGACCGCGTGGAGTATTTATCTGGAGGACGTGTCACGATGATCGGCGGCATTTTAGCGGCAGCAATCGCAGACGCACTTAAGGCCGAGTTTCCCGACATCTACGTCGGGGAGCCGCAGGACAACGAGCGCGTGACCTCGCCAGCCATTTTGTTGCAGCTTCGCTCCGACTCCGTTGTGGGCTCGCCGCTTGGACGTGGGCAGTTAACCGTCATCGCAGTTTCGCAGGCCGACGACACGACCCCAGCGGCTCACATTGAGTTTGTAGCGGCCGTGGATTCGTTTATGCGCACAATCTCGATTACGTCAACCGTCGTGCAGCTCGCTGGGATTGTCGCGGTATCAGACGATTCCGCGCATGCCGAGCGGCACTGGCAAACTCCTCTTCAGTACATAGTTGGATTCTCACCTGTTTAAAAATTTATGAGCATCACATTTGGAGCGTCAACATTTGGCGTCACCGCGCCAAGCGGGTATCTGCAAGAATCATCCGAAGATAAAACAATTGAAATTGCTACAATTCGCAATGATCTTGGAAAAACAATTATTGCGCAGGAAAAACCTCGTTCGCAAACGATAACAACCGTTAAGACCAAATCTGACGCAGCACTTTTAACAGTTCCAACGTCCGGAGAATTTACTGGAGCAACGGTTACAAGCTCAAAAATGAGTCAGACTAACGATGACTTTTCAATGTCCGAAGCAACGTACACCCTTCACGAATAACATTTTATGGCTACTTTTGGCATTACTTTAGTAACGGCAACTGGAGTTGTTGTTGAATCTGTTGACGTTGAACATAAATCTGAATTTAAACGCCTTATTGGTAGTGATGGGTCGCAATTTCAAACTCACATTTATGATGGATCTTTTGATTTTTCGGCACGAGGCAAAGGCGCAAATCCTTATAGTGTAGGCGTTGGAAACCTTGGTATTGCTGGCATTACTGGAAAGTCGTTTGTAACTTCCGCAAAACGCAACTCCAAAAACGATGATTTTATCGGATGGGAAGCGTCGGGCGTTTCGTATCAGTACGCGACCTAACCGCGCACAGCGCAAACAATTATGAGCATTAATTTTGGAGCGTCAAATTTAGGAGTGGCGGCACCAAGCGGCTATTTGCAAGAATCCTCCCGTGAAATTACGCAAGAGTTAAACATCATAAAAAATGAAGATGGGGCGGTTGCGGATATCAATCCAAAGCCACGCAAAAAAACAGTTACTCAAGTGCAGTCCAAAGGTGACGTAAATTTGTTTGTTATCAATAACGGCATTTGGAGTGGACTTGTTTGCACGGGGGCAAAAATTAGCCAAACCAACGACGACTTTAGCCTTTCGTCGGCAACATTTACATTTTTAGAATGATTTTTGGCGTTACCATTGCAGGCAGTTATGGAGGCGTTGCAGAATCAGCCGAAGTTGAATCAATTGCTGATTATAAGCAGATTATAGACGAATCTGGTTATTTTGTTAAAGCCAAAACACTTTACGTTTCACAACGATTTTCTGTCAGCGGAAAAGGTGATTACGTCCCGTTTTTGACCGGGCTAACATCTCAACCACCGTATGGAGTTACTGGAACAGCATTTATTAACACATCAAGGCAAATTACAAAAAACACAGATTTCCCCGGCTGGAATTACAGCGGGGTTGCTTATCAATTATCATGATAAAACAAGGACATACATATCACGTGGTTGTTGACCACGACGACGTTAGGCGCTCGCCTAATACAGACATGGCGGCAGCTTGGCATTCGCTCGGCGGCACGTTTGGCACTCCGCAGCTTGAAAAAGTTATTGAAAATGGGAAACATTTTGCCACTTGGGTTTACGACGGTACCGAACCGCTTTCGTTTCCATCGGGCACGATGACATTTGAAGAGTTTCAAAAAGCTTGGAACTCGTTGGAGTGGTGCAAGGCTAACGAATGGCATCCCGTGGCGATAATGCGGGCGTTTCGCGACAACGCTCGCGACATGAAACGTCAGGCGCACGAGATGGCTACGGGCGTCCGGCTGCGCAAGGGGCTGACAACGGCGGTTGTGTACGATCACTCGCCCGAATGGCTTAAACAGGACGCCGCAAAGCTTGTATGAAAAACCCATTTATCACATCCACCACAACTCTGGGGCCGCTGACGTTGCGCGACCTCACCGCGCAAGATTGCATCAGCATGGCGGCGTTGGAATCCGCTGGATTTTCTAATCTTGAAACGATTGTTGCCATGATCTGGCTAGCGTCGCAACCGACCGAGGACGTTGAGCAGACAATCGGAGATGGCACCGCTGAGGCGCTTATAAGGGCGTTTGTGCGGGTGTTTCCGTTTCGCCTGCTGGAAGATGCGGGCGCATGGGTAACAGCTCAAAAATCGGCACAGGCTGACGCGCAAGTTACGGTTGTGCCCAAGTCTGACGACATTGACCCTAAAGCACCAAAAAACTAGTAGGGCCGGGGTGGGCTGAATCGTTTGTGCTCACTTTGGCCCGCGAAACTGGATGGTCTGAAGATTTCATTTTGCGACGAATGCCCATGAGCAAAGCCTTAAAATACTGGCACGCGGCGGTCTGGGGCCAAGGTGCTTGGACGACAAAAGAGACGCACGCAGACCCCGAGCAGCGGGCTAGCGTTGAAGAATTACTTGCCGCCGTCCGTATTAATAGGGAGGACGATGAAAGCTGAAATTGATTTCACAAAAGGTAAAGCCGAGTTTGATCGTTTTTTGGCGATGTCTCTAGCCGTCACAACAAAATCAGCTCGTGAAGTCGTGGAGACAAATTTTCGAGGCGTAATGCGTTGGGTTTACAGCGTAACCCCACCTATGGGAGGCCGTGGCGCGTCCACGCAAATCAAAGTCAAAGTGCATGCAGATGGCACAGCAACTAACACTTACAGCGTAGATTTTGACAAAGGCAAACGCCAAGGGCAACGCGCAATTTTTGGCGACGTCCACCACGCATTTAGGCCGATTCCTAACGACCGAAAACAATGGCTTGCAACTAAAAAAGGACAGGCCGCTTTGAAAAATATTTACGGGCCAACGGCAATCCCAGAGCTTTTGCGACAGTCGCCAGAGGCGCTTTATTCATGGTATAAGTCAAAACAAAGCAAAGATAAACGCATTCGCGGCAATGTATTTCGTCGCGCATTTGCTCGCGACATTGAGGCTGTTTATCAGCGAATTTTGAAACAGCAGGGAGCTACCGCAGCGGGCTGGATTGCTGGCACGATGGGGATTAAAGCGGGATCGGTGCCATCTTGGATTCGCAGACACAGCGGCAGCAACTCGGGATCCTACACCGAAAAATCATCGCCGACAGAGTTGATTCTGGAGGCGCTTAACCCGTCAAACCATGCGGATTCTAACCGTATCCAAGGGCAATTAAATTCCGCTTACCAGATGCAGGCCAACACTATGGCGCGAGCATTGGCGGCTTACTTACGTAACAAATGAGCTTTTTCGCGTCACTTGGCCTGAAATG